TAGCCGCGCATGAACGACTGCTTGAGGTGGGCAGAGTCGAGCAGGTACATGGAACTGGTCGCAGCCGCATCCGTGGGTTGCAGCCTGTTGTCCCGCATCTGCACGGTCTGGCCGAAGTCAGTGACGAAGACGTTCACGCTGCCGATGGCCGTTGCAGCCGAACCGGACGGGGTTTCCGTCTGGAGGGTGGCGACGCGTGCCGTAGAGGTGAAGAGGTACTCTGACATGTGGCGAATGACCGCAGGACGGGCCATCAGGACGGAGGTATTGCCGCCTGCCTCATAGACCTTCTGCAGCTGATCGCGCAGGGTAGCCTCTGACAATGCCCGTTTGGTCCCCGGGGAGGGGGCAACGAACAGGCCGGTGGCCGTGTCGAAACCGCCCACCGTGCCGGTAGCGCCCACACTAACGTTGGTCTTCAGCTGCGCACCGATACCGGCAGAGATGCCTGCAGCGGTATTGGCATCGCCTGCGACGCTGGCCTGATGGGTCAGCATCTGGGCTTCCACATCGCGCCGCAGTTCCTTTTGGCGTTCCTTGATCTGGTAGCTCAGCGAGTTGATGCCGCCGACACCATTGGCCTGCTCCGAGGTGTCCGTAACGATCACGGCTTTGGTGGCGATCTGGGTGTAATTGCCCAGGCGCACACCCAGCTTGCCATCGCTCTTGGTGTTGTCAGCACCCTCAACCACGGCATTGTTGGTCACAGGGCTGGCCAGTTCATCCGTGACGAACTCGACACGGCGGTTGGTGTGCGTTCCCTTGCTGCACATCTCGGTGAACGGGAGCGGGATATTGGAAATATCCCAAATCTTGTCCATGACATCTTCACGAATCAAGCCACCGTAGAGGGCGGCATCTGCTGCGACATGGGTAATCGTGCTCATGCTTGTTTGCTCCTGAGAAGGGCATCAACTGCAGCGGCTTCGTCTGCCCCGTTGCGAGTAGCCTTGGCCTTGTTGATTGCCTGTTGAATCGGATTGGTTGGCTGTTGCTGGGCTTGTACCGCTTTTGGCGATACGTCACGGAGCGGCTTCACGTTTGCCTTGGCATCCTTCATCGCCTGCTTGTACTTGGCCAGGTCGCGCATCATGTGAATGGCCCAGGCGTACTGAACGCTCCCCACTTCCTCGGGGGGCGCGCCGTACTCCGTGGCCAGTGCCAGTACGTCCTTGCGCAGTGCATCAAGGCCATGCTGGTGTTTCACTTCCGGCACGCGATTAGCCAGGTCCTGGGACTGGCGCTGATAGGTTGCTGCGGCTTGCTGCTGCGCGAACTGGACAATCTCGGGAGGTAGCGTATTGACGAAGCTCACAAGGGTCTCGGCGTTGGCTTTGTCCCGGATGAATCCGTTGCGCTCCTCGATCAAGTCCAGCTTGGCCTGTGCCTGGTTCTGCCAGAGGTCCTTCAGTTCCCCCAGCGTTACAGGCTCAGCTCCGGTGATGGGCACTTTCATCCCATAGTCGATTTCCTCCTTCTCAGGCTCATCTTTTGCGCCCTCTTCAACCTTCTCAGGCTCAGGCGCTACTTCATCCGCAGGTTTCTCCGTCTCCGGTGCTGCGGTCTCTTCTGCCTTCTCAGGCTCTGGCTGGGACAGGAGCTGGGCTACAGCTTCAGTCTCATCAGTTATCAGTGTGGATTCTTGTTCCAATGGCTGTCCTCACTTTGTCCAGTACATCCAATTGCGCCAGCAGGTCCTGCCTGCGCTCGGGAAAACGCTTGATCTCGTAGAAGAGCTGTTCCTCGGTGTCCTTGATGGCGCTCCCGAACAGTTCCAGCACCTGGGCGCGATCAAGCAGCATCCTTCTTGACCTCCTGCGGCTTGTTCATCTTCCGCACTTCCAGCACTGCCTTGGAGGTCATGTCAGCTTCCTTTACCTCCGCATCAAGCTGATCCGACCACACCTTGTATTCCAGATCGCGGCGTTGCTTCTCAAGTTCGAAGTCCTGTGTCAACTTGGTCAGCTCGGCTTGAATCTGCACCTGCTCCTGCAGCTGTTGCTGCTGTTGCTGCGCCTGCGCCTGCGCTGCCTGCTGTGCCTCGGGTGATTTGGGGTCAATCAGGTACTGGTCAGGTGCGCCAAGGTTGGCAGTGCGTATCCAGTCTCCCATTGCGTTGTAGAGGCGCGGCATATCCACGATGATACCCGCCCCGCCCTGCGCCATCATGGCCTGCATCTGTTGCAGTGCCTGTGAGAGTGCCATCATGCGCTCTGCTTTTTCGGTAGTGGTCATGCCCATCTGAATGTCTGTTACAAGCCGCTCCTGCCACTGGGATGTATCGGCCTGTTGCCACTTGCCGCCGATCTTGGCCATGACAGGGCCAGCCAGCTGCGTACGGAGGATGCGATGGGTCATGGTGAAGAGCGGTAACAAGATCGTACGGGCGATGTTGGACGCGAACCACCCGCCCATCATCTCGACCTTGGAGAGCTGACCCGCTGCAGCCGTGGCACTGGTCCCCATCAGCTGGGACTGCACCTGGGTAAAGTCGAGGCTTGCCCCGACACGCTGGGTCCTGATGCTGTCGAGATACTGGAGCGCGGATACTGCCTGTGGCCCAATATCTGCAGAGGGGAGGGGGATGACAGCATCAGGGGACCGGACACGGACAATGCCGTTGATTCTTCCATTGGTCAGGTCGCCCATATTGACCTGACCCTCTACGGCAGCGACACGGCTGCCGTTCATGACTGTGAGGTTGTCCATGTACTGGCGCAGGACATGGGTCTTCCCTGCTTGTATGCCACCCAGTAGCGTACCGAACCCCGTCCCGGTGATGCGGTGCGGCATGGGTACGGCAGACCCGGTGATGAACGGGACGAACTCGGCTGGCTCGTTCAGCAGGATGTCCGTGCCTTGCTCGCCAATCCAGATGTGGCGTAGCTCGGTCGTATTGGCTTCGCCCGTCTGGAGCCTGATGTAGCAGCAATACACCACCTTAATACGGTTCGCATCCTGTACGCTCAGCTCGTTCCCGTCATTGGCGTATTCGCCCTGCCTGGCGCGTTCGCCAACTGCATCGTCGTATGCGTCCTGCAAGGTGTCAATCTTGGCCTGGCTGATGCCCTTCTGCCTGAGCTGGGCAGCGGTGTATAGCCTGCGCCTGGCAACGAACCGGACCTCATCAAGATCAAAGTCGGACCCGCACTCGCTGAACAGCATGTCCTCGGGGGCGGGGGACTCAATGACCAGACGCTTGATGGTCTTCGTGACCTTGGCGAGGGTGTATTCCTTGCCTTCCCTGAGTGTCACCTCAGTATCTGGCGGGGCCATTGCGATGAGTGCGTACTGCTGCTCATCTGTCAGGCCCGGGGGAAAGCGTTGCTCCGTGACCTGCTTGGATTCATCCACATAGGCATGTACCCAGCCGTTGCCGGTCAGTAGTGCGTCGAAGGTGGCGCTGTCGATGACATCGTACCCGCTGGCCCGTTCGATACTGACCCGTACAAAGTCTGTCTCTGCCTGCGCCTGGGTCTCATCTTCCTGACTCATGGCCTCGAACTCGACCATAGAGGTACGGACAACGGGGCTGATCTGGGCAAGGGTGGCGTGTAGTGCGTCTGCTACGTCGAGACTTACGGACTGGCTGCGCCCTTCTGCAGCTGCAGGCATGTCCCCGTTGTAGAGGTCCAGGGCCTTGGCACGTACTGAGCTCAGTACATCGGAGTCGTAGCCCCTTGCCTGGTCCAGTTCCCGCCTGACGATTGCTGCAATGTCCTGGTCTCTCATGCAACGCGCCTGTCTATTTCGGTGTAATTGATGGAAGAGTGCCACTGACCACTCAATTGGTCAATGCCGGTCACTGCCAGATACCGGATCGCATCCGCTGCATGACTTGTCCAGTCGTGCAACGGCTTGAGGGCCAGTACGCCCTTCTTGTCCTGCCAGTCTGCCCTGTACTGCCTGATCGCCTCTATCCCGTCGTTGCAGCCCTTGTCGAATCTGCACCTGGGCAGCATCAGGCGGGTGGCGTTGATCCCGTCAATGACCGGGATATTCGGGGCAACGATGGTATCAACACCCAGGTTGCGGAGCGTGTCCTGCCTGGTCT